AATTCTCCGTGCCTCTTCAACGGCTTCGGCAATCATTGCATCTATTTCTGCTTTGGTATAACAGAGTTTTTTGATTACTTCTTCTGTCATCGGGTTTCAAAGTTTAGTTTCCTTACTTTACGTTGTCTTCTTTTCTCTTGATAAGCAAGATCTTCTGCAGTTAATGCAGTTTTTTCATTTGCCTGATCATAGTTTACCATCACAGTTCTAGTTAGGTCAATAGCGGATATCACATCACCTCTAACTATAACCATGTTAGAGCATCCACATGACCCTGATTGATTGGTCACTTCTGTACCACAATCTTTACATCGTACAACGATCATTTTCCTTAATTTAAAATCAATTCTTAATAAGTAAAACCTATATGTAGTCTACTTCTTTTTTTTATTTATAAAATGTCATCAATAAAATCAGATCCAAGCATTGATCCAACTATTGATTTTGCATATTCATCACTGTCACATAGTTTAGTCATCCAAATTCTTTCACTTAAAGTGACTTCACCATCAGTTGATATTATGCGACAACATATATCCACTATTTGATTTTTGTAATTTGTGCTTAACATGTTCAATTGCTGTGGGTAATATGGCATATTCCATTCTTTGAATGGCTTTCGTTAATGATTCTATATCATCATCAGGTAATATGGGAACCTTTCCTTGAAGAATTATTTCACCACCATCAAGTTCTTCATTGACATAATGAACAGTGCATCCTGTTTCTTCATCACCCGACTCCATCGCTCTTTCTACTACATTCAATCCTTTATACTTTGGAAGTAATGATGGATGAACATTTATCATAGGAGCAGGAAACTTAGATGGATTCTTAATCACTCTCATATATCCTGCCAATATAATAAGATCAACTCTCCATACCTTGAAGAGTTCTATCATCTTCTCTTCATCTTTATGAGGAACTCTTACATGAGGGATTCCCCATTTCGCTGCTCGTTTGACAGCACCACATTGTTTAGTGTTGTGTATCATCAACACAACTTCATGCTTATTGCATATAGGATTTGTGATTATGTTCTCGAAGTTGGTTCCGTTGCCAGAACACATAATTCCTAATCTCATAGTACTGGATACTCCTCGTTTCTGACAGATTCAGTTTTCATAGTATAGAAGTCTTTCATCAATCTTTGAACTTGTTTCTTATCAAGTCCAGCAAGTGATTCACAATTCTCCAAACAACGATAGATACATTCTCTATCACTTATGGGTGGAGAGATTTCCCACCCATCCTTATCATAATACTTTTTACCCTTAGTGACTTGTGCCTCTACATGTCCAAGATTTTGTATCTTAGAAGGGTTTTTGTAGTTATGGGTTGTACTCAGGTTCTTCTTCATCTATAGAATGTTTAAATTGTTCTGTATCAAAGTAAGAAACTCCTGGTGGAGTTGGGTTATCATATGCCATTCTTAATTTTCTTTCATACTCACGTTCATTTAAAACTTCATTGATAAGTATCTTCATCTCTTTCGCATATTCTGGAGAGAATAACCTACGAGGTTTAACTACCATAGGTTTATGTTTCGTTACTGGTCCTTTATAATTGGGATCAGCAGGGCCACTCATTCCTTGAGTATCAATTTTAGACATGAGATTGAACTTCTGCCCAGTCTTTATCAAACTGTACCAATCCAGCATCTGTTAAAACATGCTTATACATTTTTTCAAAAACTGATGGTGGCATTGTTACTATACTAGCACCATACTCAAATGCTCTACCCACAGATCTTACATCTCTAACAGAAGCACCTAATATCTCAGTACCATATATTTTCTGCTTACTGTAGATATTAGCAATATCTTTTATAAGACACAGACCACCGAATGAGTTATCATCTACTCTACCTACAAAAGGTGAAACATATCTTGCACCTGCTTTTGAAGCAAGGATTGCTTGTGATGGTGAAAATATTAACGTTACGTTTACATTAATAAGTTCTCTTCTAAGTTGCTTACATGCTAGAAGTCCATCATAAGAACAAGGAACTTTTATTGTAGCAACTTCTCCAAATTTTTTAGCAAGTCTACGACCCTCAACAGTCATCTCAGTAGAGTCACCAACGACTTCCATACTTATATCTTTTATACCTAAATCTACTAATTCTTTATATACTTCTTCAGGATCTCTACCACTCTTCTTAATTAATGTAGGGTTTGTAGTGACACCATCAATTAAACCTGTTGCAAAATGCTTATGTATTAATTCTGTATCAGCTGTATCTAAAAAGATTCTCATAGGATCAATATCATTCATGATTACTCTTATATAGTACCACAAAAATATTGATTTGGATAGAAGATTTGTGTATCCTTACAATTAAGCGAATGGATGGTATCGCACCATCGTTTACTGATTGGAAACCAGTTGTAATACTTTTATACTACACTCGCAGTTGGGAGGTTGGAATTCTGTATTACCAACAAGAGCGAGGCATTACTACAGTAAGTAAGATTTCACTCTGCCTGAGACCCGACTGGTAAGTCGATTCACGTTTTCAACGTGCAGCACCACCTGTGTCTCATCACCTTATCCAGCTATATGCCAGAAAGATTATTCAGTCACTCCCCGTTAAAACCGTCGTCTCAACAAATATAATATATCACATCCACTAACCCTTGTCAACCCCACTTGTCCTTGTAGTATTCTTCTAGTGGTTCTAGTGCCATGATTTCTATATCATCCTTATCATCAACCTCTATCCACTCCTCAAACTCTTTATAGATCGCATCTTTAGCACCAATAGATTCCACTTCTTCTAGTTTGTCCATTGACCATTCTCTTAAATATGCAACGATTTCTTCAGTCGTGTTCAGTTCCATAATAATCTTTTCTGAAATATCTTGAGAGGATGTTGCTATTGTAGTACTTTGGTGTCCCATCGTCAAGTTGTTCTGTAAGCACTCCGTGGACAAAGAGTTGCCTTGTCTCCTC